TAGCGCGGCTGAAGGCAGCACTGAAACAACCGGAAGAAGAAGATGGATAAAAGAACAGCAGCAGCAGCACATGAACGGATCGACAACATGGAGAAGCAAGTAATTGCAATTCAAACTGAAATGAAGATCCAATTCAAAGATTTGTTTGGTCGCGTCAAACGAATGGAAAGCATTATGCTTGCAACTACAGGCTCAATCATTGCTCTCTTACTCGCAGTCCTGACGAAGATGGGGTGATGATCTGTGTTCTCGCCTTTGTTTCATTCAACCACGCTTGGACACAAGGCGGGAACCAGTTGTTTCAATACTGTTTCTATAACTGCGGCACTGCAACAAATGGTTTATGGTATGATAGAGTTTATCGTGTCAGCTATTTGTTTGTCTGCCCAGCGAAGTTTGTTGAAACATGATTGATCCTATCTCAGCTCTTTCAATCGCGGCCTCTGCTGTATCAAGCGCAAAGACTTTGCTGGCTGCTGGTCGCGATGCGTCAGGCGCACTGAGTAAGTTTGCTGGTGCTGTGAGTGACGTAAACTACGCGGCCGAGAAAGCGAAGAACCCAAGCATTTTCGCATCACTCACTGGGTCTGCTGAACAGGCTGCGATAGATGCCTTCTCTGCGCAAAAACGCCTTCAAGCTATGAAGAAAGAGATTGAAACAATCATAATGTTTCAGCACGGCCCAAGGGGTTTGGAAGAATATAAAGACACGCTCCGTAAGATTAGAGAACAGCGAAAGAAGACCGCGTATCGTAAAGCTGAAATCAAAGAAGCACTTATAATGTGGGTAGTTGGCAGCCTTATCGTAATGTCTGGTATCGTTGGGCTTGCGGTTGCTCTGTATTTTATCGGTAAACAACAAGGGAAATGGTAATGGCACACACAGTACTTGATAATTGGAAAGTTCTGCCACGCTTGATGATGCTGGCGGTCACTGTGCTGACGTATCAGGCGGTGCATTGGTTCATGGGGCTACCTGACCCTAGCGTTGCCCAGTCAGGGCTTGTGAGCGTCTGTATGGGCGCTCTCACAGGGTGCTTTGGTATCTGGATGGGCAAAGAGTCCAAGACTACAGTTACAAACACAGCTTCATCGTCGAAGGTAGAGTATGAGGTGGACAAATGATACAGGCTCTGATCGGCCCATTAGCTAACTTAGCCGGAGGGTGGCTGGATGCAAAGACTACGAAGCAGGCTGCTGAAGCCAAGCTCAAACTAACTGAGGCGGAAGCCAAGGCAAAGATCATGCTCTCTGAGCATACGAGCGTTGCCGATTGGGAGCGCATCATGGCAGAGGGCGCAAAATCAAGCTGGAAAGACGAGTGGTTTGTTATTGTCTTGTCGATACCATTGATCCTGGCGTTTATCCCTGGCGCAGAAGGCTGGGTTGACCGTGGGTTTGAGCAGCTTTCCAAAGCACCCGACTGGTATTTTTACAGCTTAGGTATCGCAATCAGCGCAAGCTTTGGTGTGCGCGGTGCGCAGGCTTTGTTTAAGAGGAAATGAAATGACATACAAACTATCACAACGTAGCCTTGACCGAATGGAAGGCGTAGACGAGCGTTTAGTTGCCGTTGCTAAAGCAGCCATAGGCCATACAAAAACCGACTTTGGTGTGATCTGTGGGCTTAGAACCATTGAAGAACAGCGTGAGCTTTATAACAAAGGTGCGTCAAAAACTATGAAGTCTAAGCACATTGACGGCAACGCTCTCGACCTCATGGCTTATGTAGGTTCTCGGGCATCGTGGGAAATAAAGTTGTATTTTGACATTGCTGATGCGGTTAAACAAGCTGCTATTGACGTAGGTGTTAAGGTGTGTTGGGGTGCTTCTTGGCATATCAACGACATCCGAGAGTGGGATGGAACAATGGAAGAAGCGTACAATGCCTACGTTGACTTGCGCCGCAGCCAAGGAAAATCCCCATTTATTGATGGACCTCACTTTGAGTTAGTTGTATAAGATTCGAGTGGGTGGCTATCATCACAAGTAAAATCGACTTGCCGTAAGTAGTGCGACGGCGGTTGTTTATCCTAGGATGACGTTGCTACCAAATGTGCCAGCATTCCTTTCAACGGCCACCCACACGACCACCTCAAAATATGATACCTACAAGGGTCATCAGACCTGCACCACATATGAAGCCTACGACAGCGCCGATAGCGCCAGCGATCTCAATCTTCTTATCAATCTCCTCTTCGCTCATAGCGTTCCACCTACCTTAGTTTTTTTCTTTATGTTGCGCTGATGATCCTGCCATTTGGCTGCGTAGATTAGCTCATGCTTTACGGAATCATCCAGATCGCTCTGAAGTATGTCCCGAAACCGATTTTTTAGCTTTCTTTTGTAATGGCCCTTTGAAGTATCTCGCCTAATGCGAACAGGCTCTCTAGCTGCTGCTTGAGGTTGTGCCGGTTCTGTTTTTTTGCAGTCTCGATCATGATTGATAATTGACGTTGGCTTCGGGCCAATGCCTGCTTGCCTTCTTGGTTCATCGCTTTTGTGCCTTCCATCGATAAATTTTATCCCGTATTTTTTTGCGATCTCAACAACAGTTTTATACGGTATCGACATAAGAGCAGATGTTTCTTTCTTTGTCAGCTTCATTTCTGCTGCCTTGATGCACCTGATAATGTCTTTACCGTTCATTTCTTTTTCCTTCCGTCTAGCTCCCAGGTGATATTGTACTTGCGGCAGAACGCGCTGAGTAAAGCCTGCGACATCTCTAGGCTTTCCGCTGCTTTTACTTGCGTCACTTGTCCAGCAAGATCTTCAACCACGCCAATCAGCTCCCGCTTTTGACGCGCCTTCATTTGTTTCCAGGTCTCCATCATTCTTTTCCTAACTGTGCGCCCAATACCTTGAGGCAATTCTTGTATCGCTTGTCGATCTCTTCCTTGAACCCATCGGAAAGCGTATCGATTGACTGTTGGTTCTGCTCGATCAATTCACGCAGCAATGTCATTCGTTCCCGTGGCGGGATAACGGTCCCCTCTTTGGTGGCTTCCAGTTTGGTATAGGCTGCAATTAGCTTGATGAGATTGGCGGTAAACTCTTGAGCGTTTCCCGATCCTTTCTCCTGGCCAATGTGATTTTTCAACGTAAGCAGATCCCCGGCTGGTGGTGCTGGTGGCGGCTGCGTAGATTGAGCCTGCTGGCTTTGTGCTGCTGCCTTGCGCGGTACAGCATCGATCTCATTGAGGCTGGCATATGTGCCACCATGCAAGCCAATGGATGCCAGAGCGCGGCCTATGGCGCTGGTTTCTGCGTTCTCCAGGGCGCTTGTCTTGTTGACGTTACCCTGGCCCCTGATTTCTTCAGCCATGCCAGAGCCGACAACCATCCCGGCGCTGTTGGTGATTGATGCCTTGACCACAACTCGCTTGCCATCGTCTGTAAGGATCTCGGTGTTAATCCCGTGATCGGTTCCGAATGCTTTGCGGAAGGCTTCAACACGCACAAATACCTCTGTGTATTTCTTGCCGCCGCGCTGCGTGACGCCATGGGTGCGATTGAGATCGTTTACCTCGGCCATTGCTTTTTGTAGTTCGCTCATTATTTGATCCTCACTGTGACAGACGCGCTGCCCATTTGATATTCGCAACCGGGTACAAGCTCCCCTGCATCCATCTGCTTCTTGATTGCTGCCATGTCTGGCTTGACTGTGACTGTTGTTAGCTGGCTGGGAATTTCGTGCGGATCTACTACCACAACTTTTTTGCGTGGCTTGGTCCGGCTAACTGTTCCTAAAGCGTGTTGGATCTTAGTCTGACCCATTGCATCGAGCAAGTGGCCGATCGTGATCGAGAGAGCTTCCTGTTTTGCTGACATCCGTTTTGCTCTGGCCATGTAGGTCGCAGCTAACTCTTTCAATGCCCCTTCGTCGATTGAGCATTCAAAGCGCTCTTGAATAAGCCTGCCTAAAATGTCCATCGCATCGGTCTCACCGTCCAGCGTGTCCAAGAATGTGTCCTGATCGTCTCCGGTCAATAGCCTGATGCGATCGGCCATTTCGCGGATTTCCATTAGTTTAAAAAACATATTGTTCCCCTTGTTTTGTGACGGCCCAAATGATCTCGCCGTTGCCGTACTGGTTTTTGTGACGCCGCCCGGTGTCCTCGATTAGTTCCATCTCTTGCAGTTCCGTTAGTCGTGGTCTTATGCTAGTGATAGGTAGCCGCAGAGAGGCGCTTATCTGCTCCCCTGACCCTCCTCCCAGGGTCGAAAGCGCTCGCAGGGTGTCCAACCGCCTGCCTGTGACCTTTGCGGCCGCCTGATGCGCCGCCGCGATCTCTGTGTCCCCAGCCTCGCGGTGGTGCATCTTTTTTATGTTCACTTCATAAATCTTCATCGTCTTGCTCCTCGAATATTGCGCCCTCTCCGTTGCACGTTTCGCATTCAACCGGATCTTCGTAAGGCTCACCGATATCCCGGCTGAAGCTCTGTCGCCGGTAAGTGACCTCAACAACCTTGCCATCACCATCGCAGTCCGGGCATACCTTAGAAGCCCTTTCGCGCTGGTCTTGAAATATGTCTTTCACTCTGCCCATCACAAAATCCCCGCAAAGAAAAACAGAAGATAGAAGGTGAGAAACAGGCTCAACACTCCGATGGTATCTTTTAGCCACTCTTTCCAATCGTTCATGATTTTACTCCTCAATTATGATTTTTATTAAAGACCAACAAAACATTGCCGATCACTTTGCTGCTGAAGCCGGTGACGTTCATCAACTTATCGATAAAGAATTGTTCTAAATCGTCTCCGTTTTTAAACTCCGCGCGATAGTATGGCTCACCGTGCTTATTAAACATTTTTTCAAAGTAGGCATCTAAATGCTTGGGTGCATCAGACATCCGCTCGACCATGTTGGTATAATTAACTGACATTTTTGCTCTCCTTTTGACTTAATGATGCGCCCGAAGGCGCACTGTTAAATCAAGTAGGCTGGGCCGGTCCATGTAACTCCCTTGAGGTTGCCCTCGATGATGTTGCCACGCGCCCGGTTCCGTGTTGGCGATGCCCAACTAGCAGGGTAAAGGATGTCGCCTTTTTTAAACTTGGGATCATCATCAACATTAACGATGAAGCCCCAAACACTAGCCATTGGAGTGCCGCCGTTGCTCTTCATGATCTTGATGTATTTCTTGCCCTCCTTGTAACCTAAGCCGCTGTTGAAGCTGTCGATCATTTTTTCCTTAATGCTATCGTCAGTCCACATACCCCAGCCTGCGTAATCAGCTTTAATAAAGTCGATCAATTCTTGTATCTGTTTTTCCATTATGCAGCCTCCTCTTTTTCAAACCATTCATTGGGCCAGTCGTAATCATCGGCAAAGTAAACCCCGATACCGGCGCTCTGGATCTCGCCGTAATGTATGTCGCTCATTTTGCCGTGGAACTTGCTTCCGTCACTCCACTCGACAACGAACTTCATAGAATCTTCGGGGTTCCACTCAATGATTTTACCGTAGCTGTAGGGCATCATAGCACCCCACCAGGCAGCAACTTTTGAACCAATCTTATACATCATTTTCTCCTTTTATACTTTGTATATCTGACTTGGGCCGACTTTGATGTGGGTCGCACTGGCGGGAAACCAACCAGTAAACTCCCACTGGTCGATCATTGCTTTGGCATCCCGCAAGGTCTGAGCCGCATCGGTCGCGCCACTTTGACCGGGAGGAAACATCAACCAGATCTTTTCCTCTGGGAAATACTCGATGATCCACTGACCGTATCCATACTTTCCAGGACCAAATTTCTTGACGTTAGCCATTGTCATAACTCCTAACAAATCCGCATTACTTGACCGGCTTTCGCCGCATCGCTCCAGGCTTGCTGCCCAGCCTCGTCACCAGACTGAACCAAGGCCAACAAGCTTTTCTCGAAGATGATATCCTCGATGTCAGTCTGACGCTCACCGGGCTGGCTGTTGTCGCCATTGTCGAACAAGTCGAACATCGCGGCGTCTTTCTGAATCCTAGCCATTTCTGATTCCTCTCTTGATTAACTTACTCTTAATAGATAAGGTGATATCACAATAAAGGTCAAGGGGTAAATCAAACTTTTTTTGAAGTATTTGATAACCTGCTGAAAGAAAAGGAAAGAAAGTTGAAATATCAAACCAAGATGGAAGAAAAGAAAGCTCTGGTGGTCCGATTGCCTGCCGGTGTCAAAGCCCGATTGGATAGCGCTTCCCAATCCCAGGGGATATCACAAAGCCGTTTGGCAAGTGAATTGATATCGGAAGGGTTGAATCAATCTGTAAGCCTGGAAGCGATCCTTGATGATGTCGGCGTAGTGATCGAAGACGATGACAAGTCGGACGTCACAGACTGGCTGAAGCGGATATGACCAGCACTTACATTTGGCTCCCTGGTCAACCGATCGGCAAGGGTCGGCCCAGGTTCACCAGGACCGGCAGGGTCTACACTCCAGAGAAAACGCGCCGGTATGAGCATCGGCTGGCCGGTACTGCATCGAATTACATGATGTTGCACCAGCTCGAACCGACAACAATGCCATGCCAAATGGTTATCAAAGCACAATTCCAGATCCCAAAGAGCTGGACGAAGGCAAAGAAGGCCGCAGCAGAGGCTGACGAGATCTATCCTGGCAAACCTGATATTGATAATATCGCTAAAATCGTGTTAGATTCGTTCAACGGCGTAGTCTTCGAAGATGATGCCCAGGTCTATGACCTCAAAGTATTCAAGCGGTACGGAAATGAGCCGTGCCTAATAACAACTGTTACATGGGGTGAATAGATGTCTCACTATATGACAGCACTTGCAATGCAGCAGAAGGGCCTCAAACCGGCCACGAAGATTGTTCTTTATTGGATCGCTGACCACCACAACAGCGAGACCGGCGCTTGCTTCCCTAGCCTTTCAACTCTTGCTGATGAATGTGAAATGTCAAAACGCGCCGTGCAGGGACACATAGATGCTCTTGTGTGTGCAGGAGTAGTCAGGAGACTACAACGCAAGCGCAGCAATGGCAGCCAAACGAGCAACGGATACGCATTAAACCTAACAAAACAACCATGGCAGAATCTGCCACCCCCCCTAGCAGAATCTGCTACCCCCCCATGGCAGAATCTGCCAGCCCTTAACCTTGGAAATAATAACCTTGGAAATATAACCTCTAAAGATATGTCCATTTTCGATGATCTTTGGAAGATCTATCCGAAGAAAGTCGGCAAGGGTACAGCTCGTAAAGCACTGGCGACAGCAATGAAGAAAGCTCCCATCGATCAGATCCAGCATTCGCTCTCGCTCTTCGTAAGATCATGGGGACAGCAAGATAAGAAATTCATGCCGCACCTGGCAACATGGCTTAACGGTGAGCGCTGGGATGATGAAATACAGCAACCATCTCTCCAGGATATGACCTCAGACCAGCAGATGCAGGCAATCCTGGGATCGATCCCGACCGACAGAAAGATGATCCAATGAATTACGAGCAGAGAACAAAAGCGATCGGCGCATGGCTGCAAAAGGAATTGCAGTCGTATGACGTACCGGCAAACCACACGCCCGAAAGAGCAGCAACCGAAATGACCGCAATGGTCGAAGACATCAACAGCGAGATCGTCAGCTCCATAAACGAGGAAGGACTAACCAACATCCTAAGAAACATGGGCAAGGACATCCGCAAGAACAATCGCACCCGATCATGGCCTACAATCTACAACATGGTTAAAGCAGCACAGAAATGCTCAGACGCATACAAGCCACCAATCTTAGGACCGGCAAAGTCAATCGCCTGGGACAGTGACGCCATCGAAGCCAGACGAATGAACCGGGGAGATCCAGTCGCAGAGACCTACATCACCGGATCAGGAGCAGACAGACTGCTAGAAAAAAACCTCGTCACGATGGACGTGATCCAAATGTATCGGCAAAGCCTGGAAGAAAACCGCATCGAAGCATATGCACGAAGAGAGCAGCCAGCCGACCCAATAGAGGACTATCCATTCTAATGCGCCCCAAACAACTCAGAGCCAAAGATCTGCGAGCCTTTGCAATCGTTCCCATCAGGGCAATCAAAGACCCACGGATCACGCCATCAACTCTCAGAGTGCTGGTGGCCTTCTGCTCTTATGCTGACACAATGGGAAGAACATTCGTCTCACTCGCAAGGATCGGACAGGACATAGGACTAGGCAAGACCGGCGTTTCATACCACTCAGTGAAGCTGCGCAAGCTGGGATACCTCACCTATTGCAAGCCATTCTTCAAAGGCCAGAAGTCAACAGCCAACCGCATAGTCTACGATCCATCACTCAAACTAGAGGAAAGCATCAAGGCAAGGCTAACAACCAAACAGCAAATACAACTAGGTGAAGCCGAGGCAATGCTAAAGCAGCAGGCTATTCAATCCAAGTCTGGACTTAACACGCAAGCTGAACTGGACCTATCTAAGTTAAGGGACGAATTTCAGTGTCTCACAGCAGACTTTTTCAGCAGGGCAAAAGGCGCCGGCTGGTGGATCTCACCGGATATAGAGGAGAGAGCCGCAGCAATGCTGGCCAATCAGGCGTCAGAGCTACTGAGAGAGCCGCACAGCAACGAAACAGAGGCGGCATAGGTATGGGTAGCCAAACGATCCTATCGTCAATGGTTCGGGCGCACAGCGAGTCAGGCTGTATTAAGAGTTATAATCCACATTATGTTAAATTGCAGACACAAGATGTTGTGGTTGACGGGCGTCGAGGCACAAGAGCGCCACAATCATGCCACATTTGGAACAGCACCCCTTGCCCCCCGCCCCCTCGCGCCTGTTGTACAGTCCCCCACGAAACTATTTTCCAAAAAACCATGAAAGGAGGCTCCC